CCCTACGTCCAGACCCATCGTCATGCAGATATCACGGAAAGCAACATCTTCATCAGGCCCTACTGTATCCTCAAAGGTCATTTGCAATGTTGCTTCAAATGTATATCGATGAACATAAAAAGCACTATTATAATCGTGGAATCCATGTTCATTAAACTGCAATGGGTTTTTCAAATCACAAGCCAACAAAGTATCAAATTTAGCCAACAAAATACTTTGACAAATTGGACGCAATAATTCCTCGGCTCTATCTCTAGCTTGCCTCCCCGCTATTTGAGCAGTTGTCGGTGAAAACAAATATAATGATACAACTTGACTAATTCGTTGATTAAAAAAATGAACCTTTTGAGTATTGTCAGTTGAATCAACATCAATTCTTCTATTCTTTTGCGCCAAGCCATCGCCCATCACAACAAATAACCATACATCTTCCGGAACCTCTTTTGTATAAGATTGCAAAAGCCTCTCATAATTAACTGCCGCCGATATTCTAGGTGATCTTTTTGCCGTAATAGTGCCACTGGCGGGAGTAAATAGGGTATTATCCGTGACTTCATATTCATAAACTGTAGTTGACGGCACAGCAGTTACGGCCTTTAACCCATTGTATGATTTAAAGAAATTTGAACCATTCAATAATAAAGGGGAACCTGTGGCCGAAGTCGGCCCACTATCCACTACTTCAAAGGTTATAGTCTTCCTGTTAGGCACTGACAAAATCGTAAAAGTGCCATTAAACTCGGATTCTGCGGCACCTTCAATTTCTACGTCATTAAACCCGCCACTCTTTGTTATATCGTGGTCCGTGGCCGTGACCATTGTGGCCACGATACCGACTCTATCGATAGTGGATATAGTGATTGGGGTTTTTGCCCCTACAACATTAACAGCGTTACCAATTGCTAGGCTATGGGGTGTAGTAGTGGTAACTGAAACTGTAGTGCCTGACCGCGTAAGTGACGATATATCATTATTCTTTGTGAAATCATCCACAAAAGAGGGGAGCCTGATAGCAAGCTGAGTTACAATATCCTCCGCTCTCATCTGAATTGCTCCATGATGCCATCCTCAAAATGCTGGACCATGTTACCCTGTTCTGCCATCAGTGCATTTTGTAATGTCGGACGTGCCTTCATTTTCCTAGTACCAAACTCCAGGGCTTTTACATACTCAGGTGCCCCTTTTCCGGAGCTAACCCCATACCCAAATTCAAGACTAGTGGTTCCTTTAAGTTGATAACTCAATGAACGACGAGCACCGCCAGTTAAATTTGCGTGTGTTTGGCCAGGAGCAGATGCACGATGACGGCGTGTTCTACCTCCTCTTGTTCTAACTATATAGACTCGACCAGATTTAGTGCCTGTTAAAATTTCCGTATTTGCGCTTTTGACCAAGCCATTACCAGTCTCAAACATACCCGCACGAATACCGCGACTAGTCAACTTCGAGATATTATCGATCTTTCCGAAGACCTTACTATTTCCAGGTGATGCTTTAAATGTAACACTCATGCCTTTGCCGCCTCACCTAGACCGCGAACAGTGCAGAACATTAATAACCCTTTTGGTTCTAATTTAAAACTGGTGTCGGTAGCCATGTTATTCTATTAACCGTTATCATCATCTTAGATTAATTCAGCAATCCAATCGTCAGGACGTTCATTAACCTCTTCAAAATCTCCGACTAGTTGTTCCCTCATTAAATCCGCGTAAGGCAAACCAGGTCTATCTTCCGCCGCGAAAAACCCCCACTCATTACTGACGTTTGACTTTGACAAGATGTCCCACATATCCATGCGATAATCACCGGGTATAGAAGGTACTATGATGTAATAGCTATTAACCATATCCATCGAATCTTCGGTGTCTTGCTGATTATTCCAAATTAAAAATGACATAACTTAATTACACGATCCATCTATCAGATAAATAACTTTCCACCGTCAACCTTTCATCATTGGTAACCAATCTGTTATAGACGATAATTTCACCAATATTAATATTAATAAAATTTGATGTTCCGGAGAATCTTGCCGCAATGCTAATACCATTAAAAGACCCAGTAGACACATTGCCAGTAATATCTAGCACCCCGTTAATATATCCCAATGAGGATGCTGTGTTAAAGAGAGAGGAGGTGGCATAGGGCGTATTGAGCGCTCTGATTGATCCTGTTGCAAATAAACCTGCAAACATTTGCCACTCATTGGGAATACCTTCAATTCGAATAATATGTCGCTCCGCACCACCGCCATCAATAATAATCTCGGCGAAATTAGTGAAAGTCAGGACTTCCCATACTAGAAATATGGTGTTAGGTTGACTTAACGATCCGCCGGTAAACGTTACACGTCGTAAGTTATCATCGATCCCATCAAACGTTATCACGTTTAATCCTTTAATCGTATTGACATTAGTTAGCGGTTGCTTTGCTCCCACCGCTTGCGTCACGTCATTCCCTTCTCCGCTTTTATCATTCAAACTAGATACAAATCCTCCACTTTCAATAACAGTATCGATATCCGATGCATCTAACCATAACTTCAATCCATCAAGATCGAGTGGAGAAAACCCAGAAGAGGGAATAATACCTCCAAGAACAGGTGTAACGATATTTTGAATATTGTCTCTAATGATCATAAAATTAATTAAGCTTTAGAAGCTTCGCCAACACCGCGCAATCGGCAAAACATAAACAACCATTCGTTACGCTCTTCAAAATTATCAGTCATCATAATGTCAAACTTTCTTGAATCGTGCTCTATCCATGTTTCTGTTGTAACGGTTGGATCAAACCGTATAGTTATCTCGTGAGTAACCGAAAAATCCACATTCACGCCATCAAAAACAGTCTTACCTATTTTGGTATCAATCTTTGCCCAGACCTCGGAGGCATCTTGAAAATCTTCGTCAAAATCAACATCACCAAAAACAGGAGGGGTGATGTTTCTATTCTGCATCTTAATGAATGTATTGAGATCGCCAATGCACACCTTGCGGTGTTTGCGTTTAATTAATTGACAAGTTGGCATGTTTTAAAATCCATTGATGACGGTAACAGTGCAGGAGAAAACATCAATGTTAGACGTACTACCGTCGTTGGCAACGAACGCTTGAACGGTATCATTTTCAGCCAAATCAAAAACGCCAATACTTGTTAAGGATGTTGGATTGGCGTTTTGCGTACTAACCACTGTTTTTACTGCTTCGTTTCCATTTATTGCTATGGCTAATTGTATCTCATCGGCACCCCCGCCAACTTTCGCCACCGTTGCCGATATCATTATCTGACCCTTTGTTGTCACGAGGCCTAGATAAGTCATTACTCCGGCTGACGATATAGTGAACCTCTCTTCTACATCAGATACCCAATTTACCCCGTTGATGGGAACAAAAACAGATTGAGTTGTAATAATGACAGTCTCAGATGTTGTTAAAAACATGTCTGCCGCTTTAGAACTGTTCTCTAGTGGCGGTGAGTTCAAGAAATCGTACTGTATGTCAGACGTGGTAATTCCGGTTAATGGCGTGATGGCACCTAAAAATGAAGAATCTCGAATATTGGCGACAATACCAGTTCCAACATTCCCAGAATTTGCAAGCCCAGCGATGCCAACCCCACCAGGGACACCACCAATTGCTACTAAATTCGTAACATTAAAAAACTGATTGATCACAGTAGTCCCTAACTGTAGCGCAACAAACGTGCTCTCTATACTAAAGAAAGCAATTACATCTAACAACAACGCGGTATGCTGTATACCGCTAATGGTTATCCCATCCTGTATACCAAGACCGGCTTCTATTCCAGCCGCAGCACACGTGTTCATTCTTACATTACCGAGGTTCGTAAACGTCCCCCATTTCTTGGCTGCAAGTGTCGTTGGGCTATCTGACGTGGCAATGCACACATCAAAAAAAATATTACTTGAGTTCAGAATAGTTGCGTCCTGCATAGAAAATATCTGAAAGGCATTTGGACATCTCACCGCTAAATTGCGTACCTGGAAAAGATCAAAATCAATGCCTGTAAACATGGAATCTGTCCCCGTGTACTCCCACAAATTATCTGTAGTAACAGACGCGCTCCATATGGTTACACGCTGATTAACGATAAATCGCTTACTCGTCGATATCCCTGAACCACGAATATAAGTCTTGCCCGACTCTAACGTAATCGTTGTGGCATCCTGTACTGCAAAATCGCCAACTGAATTGATAATAATGTGATTCGCCGGGGTTCCTCCCCCTGCAATGACAATGTCTTTTATCGTTGACTGTTTGCTCGTCCCCTCCGCGCTACCTGTCAAATCAGAAATATCCACCACATGCATTACGTCTGTTGGATCGGGTAACGACAAAACATCCAGCTCTGTTAACCTTTTATCTGCCATAGTTAATTTAACTCGTAATTAGTGCCGTCCTGAAAAATAACATTATCGTTATTCTCAAAGATAAAATTATCGGGGAGAATAACATCGAGGCTATCGAAGAATGTAGACCCAGGTGATAGGGCAATTGTCGCTCTGCTTTGTATGGAGCGCATGAAGATACGACTTATCGGCTCTAGTGTGTATTTGAGCACTTCGTGCGGCGTGAGATGGTGGCCTAACTTCTGAGAAACATCTGGTTTTTGATTCGCTTCCACATAGGCAACTAATGTGTCAGTGATATTTGAAATATGTCCACGTTTAAAGACAGAGACCTCTGTCCAGTCATCTTCATTTAATTTAATGAATACTGTCTCGGCCATAACGAC